TGTTAATCCTGAACACTTTTATAGCACTATTTTATTAGAAGATATTTATGTTTTTCCTAATGGTTCTACTAATGGATGGTACATATTACATGAAGATCCTAACGGAACTCAATATATACCAAAAGGTACTAAAGTTTATAACAATGGTAAGACTTATTTAGTTAGGTCTACATTGCATTCTAAACCACCTATTCCAATATTAGAGAATCTTTTTATGCAACTTACATCAAATGAATTGTATGGAAATGGTTTTACTTTTAGACATAATGGTATGGCTTATATGGCTGTCACTTATCACCAAGCAAGTGGTTTTGGTAAAACTAAAGCTTGTAAATGTGATAAAGGGAATATTAATAGTAACTTGATTGTTAGTATTGATATGATGTCTAAAGGCCATTTCCATCTTATTAATTTAGAATTGTATAATCCTTTTACCAAAGAGACATATGAAACTAAGAATTTGACACCAGTTCATGTAACAAATGATTGTGTTATTTATGAACTTCCTAGTCGGCATTATTCGGATCCAACTGATCTTTATGTTGGTTATGATATCGATGGTCATTTTCTTAGTTATTCTTATCAAGGTGATAGATTTGTTAGTGAAGTCATTCCTTCACAACATTATTATGATAGTAAAGCTAAAATGTTCACGTATGGTGTTGTTCAAAAAAGAATGTCAGGATCACCTATTATCAAGAAGATAAATGAAAAATTTTATATTTTTGGTGTCATTAGTGGCTCTACTTTTGATGCAACTTCCAAGAGATATAAAACATCGGCTAGTCCAGTACTTGCTAATTGTATTACTATCATGGATCAATCACATTTTTCCACTGATGAAACTGGTGAACTTGTTAATACTTGTTCAACTTACCAGATTCATCATTCACCAATGTCTAAATTTAATAGATATGAGAAAAATGGTATTGATATTCCTGTTAATCCTAAACTTAAGGATAAACAACAAGAATTCAATTATCCAGCACTTAAATGGCTATCTTTTGCTTATGCTTATCATAATCTATTGAAATATAAACCTCATCGTTTAGATTTTTCTTTTGTTTATGGCAATATTGCATCACTTAAAATGTTCTGGCATGAAATGCGAGACAATAAGAGAGAAACCTTTGAGTGTGACATTAATCTTAAACTGGTTAATGATATGGAATACTTTCTTTTCTTTTTCCAATATCTCAATATGTCCCATAGACCAAGTATTTATTATCGTGTCAATGATTCTGAAGCTCAGATTGTTTTCAGAAATAACCAATATCTTCTCATCACACATGATCAAGAAATTGTACTGTGTATTGAAGATTTTCTTGCTCTTTTTGGTGGAAGTTCCCATGGAATTTGTCGTGTTCGCACTGATGAATTATCTTCATATCATAAAGCAAGACATCTTCAATTAAAAGATGTTGACATGCCATCATTGATGCAATATGATTCAGTTATATATAACTTTGCTAAGAATTCAGTCTCTGGTAAAATTAATGACGTTTCAGAAATCGACAGACTCTTGGAAGGAAACAAAAGTCTTGTCGAAATGAAAAAACGTACTGAATCTGAAATTCAAAAACTCGGTGAAGAAATTCGTGATTTTAAGCAACGTCCTGAATACATCAACATGCAAGTTGAGATTGAGAAATTGCGTAAGCAAAAAACTAAGATTGAAGAGCAAAATGTTGAGATCATTAAATCTGAAAAGGTTAAAAATGATTACATTAAGCAACTCAATAAAGTTTGGCAGGATTTTAGATTGAATGATCTTAAACCTGCAATTTCCCAATGGCCTAAAACCTTTCAACAACATTTTGATGACATTAATAATGAGATTAGGAATGTCATGAATATGACAACTGATCAAAATAAGGACGTTATGAATGTTTTGCAACAGGTTTCGAAAGTTACATCTGATAATAAAAAGGCTTCAACTGATGCACTTACTGCACTTATGAAAAAGATTTCAGAAGTTGCAAAAGGTGTTAAGAAAGAAGCACAAATTGTTGCAGATACTTTCGAAGTCCAACTTAAGGATATATTTAAGAATGTTTTGGATTCAGGTGTTGATAACACTGAAATTGAATCTATTAAGAAGACTATCAAAGAAATTATGGATCAGTTTCCAGAACTTTCTAAGATGGAGAGTCATCAAAAAGCTCTCAAAGTTCAACTTAAAAACATTCTTAAAGATGTTAATATTCATCAACAACTTCTTGAGGATGCTTTAACAAATGATGATGTTCTTAAACAACAAAATGCTAAGAATAAGAACAAAATTGAGAGAACTCTAGAACTTGAAGAACGTAATGAGATGAAAAAACGTGCTCAACATGAAGATGTTGATCGCCGTGATCGTCTCAGAGCAATTCGTGCTGATCAGCAGGAGAGACTTGATTATGTTAAAGTTCTTAGAGAACATGGCAGAGAAATTCCAGATGATTGGGAAGAATTTGCCATGAATGATGATATTAATGAATTGGTTGGTAAAGATACTGGTGATGCAGATTTTGGTCCGTATAATCCAGTTGATGCTTATGATATATTCGCTGAACATAAAGCCGGTAGAATTGCAGTTGGTGAAGTTGTTGGTACATGGTCTGATGAAGACTATGACTATATAATGGTAGCGACTAGAACTGGTTTTAAGACAACTAAATATCGTAGACATAAGAAGAATTCAGTTCCAACCACTCGTTTACAATTGTCTTTGCAATTAGCTAAGAAGAACGCAGCTTTGATTGCTAAGACTACTGTTAAACCTAAGAAAAGTAATAAAAAGAAAGAAAAGAAGAGCAATGTGACTGTTGTTGTACCTAATACTGTTCTGAGAAATAGTTCAACTAATAAAATGGTTGTTATTCCTTGTCAATATGAAGGTGTCAATCCACAAACTGGTAACAAAGTTACATGTCAATTCGTTTCTTCTCTTTTAAAAGTAAATGCTAAAGGTGAATTTGGTCTTGTTGAACCATTCATTTGTTGTCGTCATGTTGGTCGTGGAATTGCAAAAACTGGTAATCGTCCAGTTGAGTGGAAAAATGATAAACTTGTTTATCGTTCTCCACGTATATTCTATAATGATGATAAAAAGGAATGTGTTGGATTCAATTCTGAAACGCAATGTGAACAATTTATGCTTAAGAATTTAATTGCATTTGAAACTTGGATTAAGATGCCAGCTAAACCTATCACTTGGTCATTTTATGCTCCTGTTCCGAATCGTGATACTTTATATATGTTTAATCTTCATAAAGATGAAGTTATGGCTTGGTTTTCTTTACATAAACCTATGTTTCAGATTTTTCGTGAATCAGAAAGATCTAAGAAAATCGAAAGTTTGCTCACGACATCTAAATGGAAGAACTCAAACAACGCGTGGAACTATCTTTCATCAACCGATGCGTCGAACGATGTTACAGATAGGTTTAAAATCGTATCCAAAAAGAATTTTGACCCGTTCTCTGAATATCAGAAGAAAAACAGTGAACCCGTCTCTGTTCAGATTGTTGATGGAGAATCGACCAATGAAGAAATTGTTATCCAATTACCACAACGCTTGAAAAATAGTGTTAAAGTTGATTGGACTCAAATTAATGAACAATTTGCTGAATCTGATCTTGCTTCAAAAAACTAGTAGCGTTGCCATTGGATGTCCAACGGCCTCATTACAAAGTTTTAGATGAGCAATGGTCACAATCCCTTATTAATTATATTTTAACTGATGAAAATCTTGAGAATTCTTTTTATAAAGTTGGTAAACCTGGTTATCCTTATAATGATCAACCAATTTTAGAATTTGATTTCGATGAATTTTACAAGAAGAGTGACACATCTAGTGTGTTGTTTACTCAGCTGTATAATAACAGCAGATCTAGTAAAATTCAAGAAATCAATAAAGATTTTCTCAAAGATGTTAATAAACCTAGTGATATGTTTAAGAAATTAGATATTTTTGCTAAATTTGCTAATTATGTCAATTATTCTTCGGGTGAACTTATCAAAATTGGAAATATTTCTGATAAGCCTTTAACCATTGAACAAGTGGTTGAGAACTTGCGTGATGAAAATTTTTTCCTCTATCGAGAGATTCCCCTTTATTGTTATTCAAGTACCCTTCCGGGAAAGAATTTCGATATAAAATATTTGAAACAGAAACGTTCTTATGGTAATATCGTTCATTCTTTAAATGATTATAAAGCAGAAGTTATTGAACACCTTAATGGTACTAAAGTGACTCCTGTCGATGAGATTTTGCAAGAGATGATATTTACTAAAAATGAGAACCTATCTGATAAATTAATTATTCCTGACAAATCTAAGGAATATACAACTTTTGAAAATGTAATTGTGGCAATGCATTCTTTGGGTGATTACTCTTGTAGTGATCAAACTATAGAAAGTCAATTGTCACATTTTAATCCTAAAATGATCAGTGATATAGCGTTCGTATATCAAGAGGTGCTTAGACCTATTATTGGCGGTTGGCAACCAACTAGTTTCCTTCCTTTAAAAAACAATACAAGTCCAGGATATCCTTATACAGATGCTTTTGCTGATAATATCGATGCTCATCATTATGTTGATTATATGTTTCATAATTATTATCAAAAAATGATTATGAACAATCAATCACCCCCTGCCTTATATCGTCATTTTACAAAAATGTGTCGTCAAGATGCTGAGCGTAAAAAGATAATTATGAGGCAGATTTTCCACGCTCCAGCTCATTTGTCAAAAATGAAATATCTCGCTAAAGCTCTATACTATAAGATGTCGGAGTCTAAGCGATTTTTCAAATTAGGGCGATCTGATATGTATGGTGGTTTTCATGAGATGCATAAACCTCTCTTGGATCCACTAACATATAAGAGATCTTCAGATGCCTCTAAATATGATAAATGGGAGCACCCTCTATTTTCTTATATTATCACACAGGTTTTATTAAATTTAGGTGATTTGAATGAACAAGAAGTCAAGGATTTACTATGGACCATGGAACACATGACCCATTCTATTTTATTGACAAA